GACTCCCGAACTGGCGCGAATTACCTTTAATAAGTCCCGCGCGCCAGCAACGGACCTCACCCAGAGGGTTGCTCCTCTGGTCAGGGGGCGGTAGTCCTTCACTGCCGCCCCCGACCCCTTGAAGGAGGGAACAGGATGCCATTTCCGCAAGATTTTGACTCCCTAAAAGCAGCAGGATACCGCTTTGATAACCATGCGCGGTGCCGTGGATGCAATGCTGAGGTCGAGTGGTGGTTCACGCCAAAGGGAAAGAAGATGCCTTTCAATCTCATGGAAAAAGGTTCGAGTCTCGCTGTTGCTCACTTCGTTACGTGTCCTGACCGCGACGAATTCAGGAGGGGCTAGTGACAGACTCCGAGCAAGAGAGAGCGTGCTACCTCGCTTACCCTCGCCATGTTGCCCCCGCCGCTGCTATCAAAGCCATTCGCAAGGCAGTTGACCGGCTGCGCAGAGGGTGCGACGAGTATGTCGCCATGGACTCCGAGACGGCTAGGCGGTTCCTCTGGAAGAAAGCAACCGAGTACGCCAGGTCGCCAGCGGGACAAAAGCCGCCAGGACACGAAGACTTCCGCCCTCACCCTTCCACATTCTTCAATCAAGAACGCTACTTTGATGATCCTGCCGAGTGGCAGAAACCGAACGGAGCAAGCAATGGAAAGCAGACTGGTAAGAAAGCAGACCGGACAGTTGATGCAGTCAGAGCCGCTGTCTCCCAAGCAGCAGATCATAGTGGCGCTCGGGACGCTCGCGTTGATGAGGGGAGGCGAGTACAGCCAACCGACACTGACAGCCTTTTCGGAAGGACTATTGACGGAACCATTTGAGGATGTGATTGCAACCATCCAAAAGATTGCAGAGAGCCCGCGGCGTGACCGGGAAACGGCGTGTCCTGACTTCGGTACGCTTCTGGTGGCCATCCGGTCCATTCGGCACCCACAAAGGCATCTGAGGGGCATTGTGGCGAAACTGGCGCGCATCTTTGGCGTGACAGCCGATGAGGAGTTGCTCTCGCTCTACGAGGAGCGGGTAGGACATCGGACAGATCAGGACATGGACACGGCTTATCGAGTCCTGAGCCAGGATGAAACGCTGAAGAAAATGCCCACGCCGGCGCAGTTCTTGGCCGCGTGCGGGGTTCCGAAGATCTACCGGGATGGGACGAGGCCAGAGTGACGAGTCCTGCTGCGTATTACAACGAGTTTGATCCCCAGAAGGCTGCATGGTTGCGTGAACTCATCAAGGCCGGTTTGATTGCGCCGGGCGACGTGGACGAAAGGAGCATCAAAGATGTCAGACCAGCCGACGTTATGGGATATACCCAGTGCCATTTCTTTGCAGGAATCGGCGTCTGGAGCTACGCGCTCAGACTCGCGGGATGGCCTGACGACCGCGCAGTCTGGACCGGAAGTTGTCCCTGCCCTTCCTTCTCAGTTGCGGGCAAAGGAGAGGGGTTTGACGACCCTCGTCATCTCTGGCCGGTATGGTTCAATCTCATCCGCGAGTGCGGCCCTGGAACAGTCTTTGGTGAACAGGCTGATGGAGCGATTGGACACGGCTGGCTCGACCTTGTTTCAACAGACATGGAAGCGGAGGAGTACGCCTTTTTGGCGGCGGTACTGGGTGCTTGTGGCGTCGGAGCGCCGCACAGAAGATACCGTCTATTCTTCTGTGCCGACTCCCAATCTAGGCGATTGGAACAACTCAAGATTGCCGCCGGAGAAATGCCAAGCCTACTCGCAGAAGCGTATAGAGCGGGTGAATGCTTGCAGCCAACTGGCAGATGTGGCTCAAGCGTTGTCGCTGGCAAGTGTTCCGACCCCGACGCAGACCGATGCTTTAAGGAAACCGGGGAGGGATTACACGACGCACAACATCACACTCAATCATGCGGAGATTCTCTCGTCTGTCCCGAGTCCTTGCACCCCCAACGGTGGCCGGTCCTGCTCGACGGAAAGGATGGACGCAACGGGACGGATGCAGGACGGAACGAAACATACGGCATCGCTGGAGCATGTAGTGAAGTTCTCGAACTTGGCGTCGAGATCGACGCCAAGTTCGAGGGATTGGAAGGACAGTTCGGGAATGTCCGAGACTGGCGTGGACCCGGATGGGTCGATCCGATCACGGCTCGATCAATTGCCGAGACAGGCGCAACTCGCGGTTATTGGGGAGATTGCGACTGGTGGATTGGCAGGGACGGAAAGTGCCGGCCAATTGGACCCGGAGTACAGCCGCTGGCTCATGGGGTTGCCGCCCGAGTGGTCAAGTTGCGCGGTTACGGCGATGCAATCGTATCGGAAACAGCCAAAGCCTTCATCGAAGCGTACCTCGACACCGAAAGGCAGTAAGTGAAAGCGGACCTCCAGATAGACGGGCTACCGGCCAACATCGACGCAGAGAAGACCATCCTCGGGGCGATCCTGCTTGACAATGCTGCCCACGCCGAATGCGCAGAGAAGCTGACGGCAGACGATTTCTCGCTCGACTCGCACCAGCGCATCTTCCTGCGCATGACTGAGTTGATAAACGAGCAGCGCGCCGTGGACATTGTCACCCTATCCAATGAGCTGGCCCGCTACAAAGAGATTGAGGCGATTGGCGGAGTGGCCTACTTGGCGAGTTTGACTGAGGGTTTGCCGCGCCGGCCGGTCATCGAAGAGTACATCCGCATCGTCAAAGACAAGAGCCTGTTGCGGAGACTGATGGTCTTTTCCTCTCAGGCAATGTCACGGGCACAAGATCAGGAGATGCCAGCGCTTGAACTTGCTGGCCGGATGATAAAGCAGATCGAGAAGATTGCCGAACCTCAACAGGACTCGAACAAAGCTCCGATTCAGAGTCACATCGTCGAACTCATGGATAGGGTAGTGCGGGAGTACCAAGAGAAGACGCCGCGGGGCATCCCGACTGGCAACGCATGGCTTGACGCAAAGATGGGAGGCGGATACCGGAAGGGGCGCTACACCATCGTTGCAGCGCGGCCAAAGGTGGGCAAGACAGGTATGGGAGTCCTGTCAACGGCGTACAACTGCATCAACGGCACAGCCCGCGTCGTCTGGTTCTCGCTGGAGATGGACCACGAAGAGGTCGAGTTGAACCTGGTCCCTCACGTTGTATATCTTCCGAACATTGTCGTGGTCAAGCCAGAACTCAGGACTCCAGAACAGCAAGCGCTCGTGATGCAAGGGCTTTACGCCATCGGCGAATGGCCGCTTACGATCTATGACGGTGACATGGACTGTGACCATATATGCTGGGCCATCGACCGGGAGGCACGCAAGGATGGCGACGTGCTGTTTGTCCTGGACCACTTCGGACTGATAGCCGGCGGCGATCGGGACATCCGAAAGCGCTACGTCGAGAACTCGGAGCGGTTGCGCAAGAAGATCAAGCAGCACAAGAACGCAGCACTGCTCAACCTCTTCCAACTTGGGGAAGTGCCGAGAGAGTTTGCTGACAAGCGGCCGCAGCCGGGCGACATCAGCGAGAGCAAGAAGCCGCTTCAGGACTGCTTTGCGATGGTCCTCTTGCATCGGTATCAGGACAAAGAAACGCTGAAGATGACGCGAAAGGCAAACATCAATTTAGCACTCATCCGTGGCGGCGGTTCACCTGGAAATGTAGACGGAGAGTTTAATCCGCGCAAACTTTGCTTTGAGGCTGAAGCGGAAATTGACTATGAAGGAAACGATTACTATGCGTGAGCGTCCTGATGTTGATTTGAACCTCATCCAGCGGCAGTTGACCGCCATAACCAGCTATCTGAAAGAGAACGTATGGAAAACCAACCCAAGCGCACCTATCCCTACGGACGGACTCGACAGCACACTGTCTGCCAACCATTCACCCAACTTGGACTCGCCGAACGAGTCGCCAACCTCACAGAATCAATGACCGGAGACGACTGCGAAGTTGTTTCGCGCGGGCCAAGTTGGCATCTGGTTATGCGCAGGACTCCAGAAGGAAAGATGGTGAGAGCATGATCCCCCGAAGGACTCCACTGAAGCGCTACACGCCAGTACGCAAGAAGCGGCCAGGAGTGCGGAAGGGGCAACCGACCAATGCAGAGAAGGAAACCGAGCGTGACAGGGTTTATGAACGATGCGGCGGCCAGTGCGAGTTACGAGACGAAGAGGGAAAGCCTCTACATCCAAAGCACATCTTCGGGGTCCTGCCAAGCAATGGAAGCATCTTTGAACGCTGGCACCTTGTCCACCTCCACGGGAAACGCCGATTCGGTTGGACGGAAGCGGTCGGCAACACGCTCCTCGGAGGCTGCTATTGGTGCCATATCGCAGCCAGTCACCAGC